GGTATGTATGTTATATCTGCCTGTATACGTATTCCGATGTCTGTGCTGTCGATTAGTACTTCATTTACTACGATTCTCGGATCGTAGTTTATTATAGTTTCAACATCTTTGGCTATCATTTCTTTAACATCTTCAGTGAATTGTTCAAACAGCATGTCCCAAATAATCGTGCCGAATTCTGGATTTTCTAATTTCTCGCCTTTACGAATATAAAAATGATTAATTAAATCCTGTTTAACAAGATCGATATCGTAGATTTTATAATTCTTAGATGTTTCTTTAGAATTAAATCCTTTGTAAGTAAATGTTCCGCCCTTATCTCCTACAGAAGCTGTATTAGTTGCGACAGTTTTTTGATTGTATAATATATTTGCCATAATATCTCCTAGGTATCTCTATCTGTATTTGTTGGCGTTAAGAATTGAGGCACTTGATTTTCATGCAGAGGCCAAGGCTCGTGCATGGGGATTCTTTTCATAATACTAGCTATTGTTCCTGCCTGGTATTTTGTTGTTGCCCAATCTGCCGAAGTAGAAGTTGCTGGATTTGCATGTGTGGTTAACGGTATCACTTGTGCTGCTACATCTGCTACATCTGCTAATACCCCATTCATGTGTATTGTGCTGGCGCTTTCTCTAAGCTCTCCTACTGCCACAATGTGTGTACTGGCTGCTGATGTAAATCTGTTGTTTGCTGCTGATACTATATTAATATTACCTGTTGATGCTAATTTTGTTGTTCCACCTATTTTTTGATCCCAGTTCGCGCCAACTGTGATTTTACCGTCTGCTCCTATCAACAGCTCCATGTTGGATCCGATGTCTGCCTTGAGTCTGCCTCCGGATTTCATGTTGATATTTCTACCGGCTTCTAGATTAATATCTCTATTTGCAAACACATTAAGATCAGTTTCTGTATGGATGCTAACACTGTCTCGAGCATAGATATCAATCTTGCCATTTGCTGTTAATTCAATCCATGTTGTTCCTCTAGAATTTCCAATATAAATTAAATCTTCACTATTGTGCATTAATATCTGATGCCCAGTTCTAGTTCTTAAACGGAAATATTCATTGTAAGGAATTGTTGCTTCGCCGGAGTTATTTGCTGGTTCGCCTGTGCCTACAACTTTCTTGTCAAGAAGGTCAATATATTTCACTGGTCCTGAGGCTGCGGAAGTTGCTCGATGATACCTATCATCTCCGTCATCCATAACAAATTGCGTTCCGCCTAATCTGCTGATAGGAACCGGGGTGCTTGTTTGTCCGTCAATTGATCCTATGTTTACTCGTTTAGCATTTTCTCTGCGATCCACTGGGCCGGGAGAAGATATACCAAATACCATACTCGGCGCTTCTCTTCTACTTGATGTTGTTGTAACTCCTCTAACATCGTCTTCTAACAATCCCTGTTCTAAAAATCTATCTGCAATAGGATGTACTGCTTTTGGAATTTTATCTACGTCAATCTTTGCATCTTGAGAGTTTAATTTTCTATTAACTTCTGCTACCGGTAATGGTGTTCTTTTAGTGACGTCTTGATTCACTCCATACTTTCTCTTGTCGGTGGCATCTATGTCAAGTTCGGTAGATCCCCCAATCGCTGGCACCATATGATTTGCAAATCTACTAGGTACACAACCTATCCAGTAGCCCTGTGATGGATCACCGTCAACGAAAACTACCAGCACTGTAACTCCAACATCTGGTGGTACAAACCACATACCATAAGATTTTTGAGTGTCGTTATAGGCTTCTGCTGTGGTAGATCCTTGAGCACTGGCTCGTTGACCTAGCGCCTGTTCGCCTTGCGTCTGTTTTGCTATGGTAGAATTCTGCCCCATAAACTCAAATCCGGTATATCCGAAGAACGGTTGAGCGCAGCTTACAACATAGGTCTGAGTGTCTTGTCCCATAGTATTACCTTGGTCTCTAAGCAGTGTCACTTCGAGGCTGCCCATGAAACTTGGATCAAGATGACTGATTATCCTTGCAAGATAAGGACCGTTGCCTATTCCTCTAGAGTTGGTTAATTCCGCCGACGAGCGTTTATCTTCTGCCATGTTTTATCCTATCCTTCCTGTTGCTGCCGCTCTTCGTGCTGCATCTTCGCTCGTTATTGCCGCGTATCCTGATCGTATTTTTGTAGCGGTATCTGCCACACTGTTTCGATCAGGTATTGCAGTTCCAAATGCATACGCTCCTTCATTGCCGTTCTGTGATCTAATAGTTTGACCTGCTTCTGGTGGTAATTCTTTAAATTCTTCAGCTTGACTAGGCATTCTCATGCAAGAAAGTTTTTGTCTAAACATACCTTCTGAGAATATACTTTCGCACTGATTGACCTTATAGATACCACTGAAAGGACTTTCTTTGCCACCATATGAAAATTCATAAGTTCCTTTTGCTTCGTTGATATCTGATGGCGTTCTAAATGTTAGATATATGTATACGTCGCTGCCTTCATAATTCATTGTACCATCTTCGGTCACTTGGGAATTGTTTTCTACAGCTGGTGAAAAATAATTAGCAAATCCACTGTCTACTATCCAATAAGGATCGCCTAGGATTTCTATATTAATAGTGACCATTTCAGTCTGGTTCTGAGTAAATGCTTTGTGAAAAGATTCTGCCACTGATTGTTCAACGTCTTGTTGTCTTGATCCGCCTTTAATTTTGTCATCTATGGCGTTTGGGTCTCTGCGATTTCTCTTTCTACCGCCTGTGGCTAACGCAGCAGCTACCGCAGCACCTTGACCGGCTGGGGTTGCTTTGTTTTGTTGAGGGGATGTTCCTCCGCTAGTGTTTGGATCAGAAGATTTAGCGGCATCCGCTGGGTTGCCTGGCTGCGTTCCTGTAAAGAATGAGTTTTTAATTTCGATATCAAATTTTAAAACATCAACATTTTGTCCGGTATAGATATAATTATATGCCTTGGTAATTTTTTTCTTTATGGGAGCATAGTTAGGCACAGACGTTGGATTTGAAAATATTGATTCGTGAACTAAAAACGGAACAACTCGGTATGTGAACCTCTTGGCAAAATCCCCTGTGAGTATGTCATACTCTAAAAGTTCTATTTGAACATCTAGTCTAAACCACTTGATAAATCCGTCTGGAGTGCGCCCTGTTTTTGATTCAGGATTAATAGCTTCTTTGGCATACTCAGAGCTTAGAATAACCTGATTTATAATTGATGTCAGCGACTGTTTTTGTGCAAATTGAAAAGTGCGATCTTTAGGATTAATGGTCATGTTGTCTCTTCTAACAATCCCATCCTTGCTGACTTGATCGCCATGTTTCGGCATTACGAAATTTCCGCCTTTGCTTTGTCCAAACCCAAAGGAAGATTTACCTATATCGTTCGTATCAAAGCCTGTCTGTACTTTGACATTTGACTTGCCTTTTACTGTCATTGCTTCTTTGTCGTTAGGATTAACTGTAGCTGTTCTGTCAACACTTTTAATATCTTTCATTGCATTAAATGTAGATGAAGATGTTGGAAAATCTATTACATATTCGTCTTTGACTCCTATCTGGTTATCTTCGAGTAATCGCTGTTCAATATCGTTTAATACTTTTTGAAGGCTTTCACTTTCGCCCGATAGTGCTGATTCTACTCTGCCAGTGGTGCCTGCTGTAATTTTTATATCGTTGTATGCTACATTAATCGCATCACTGAAGCCCTGATGGTTGTAAGGTATGGCTTCCATTTTATAGGTGCTGCCACTTTCATTAACTTGAAATTTAACATTTATTAATTTCATTACAAAAAACTTTGGCTTTACTGTTCTATATTGTTTTCCTAGTTCGTCGTAGCCAAGAAAATCTAATCTTAAAACATAAGGAGCATTGTCTAAATAGTTGGCATAGCCGGCACTTTTTGCAGCGACCTGTAAACTCTGCAACAGGGTGCCCATAGAATATGGTTCGTATATATCAAATTCAAATTTAAATGCGTTGGTGTTTCCTGTTTTAGCACTGCCACCTGCAACTAATCCCTTCATGGTAAAGTTGTTGATAAAAAATTCTGGAGTACCGTGAGCTGTGTTGACTCGCTGGCTGTCAAATCTTCCGCCGGAACTCATGATAACAAATTCGAGATCAGCTGGGCTGTTTCTATATGACGGCGGATTGTTAAATTGTTTTTTAGTTAAACATGCCATGGTCCACATAGGTGAAAAAGAAGCAAACTGTTCTAAAGGATTTAAAATTACCGATGGTAGATTGCTGCTTATTGACAACTGTTTGTTGGGATTTGAAGCTGTAGTACTATAACCTTTAATTATAGGATCTATTGATCGTGCCGGATTTAACCCTGTTACTCTTTCTGCTAGTCCTTCCCCTATGCCCACAGAAGAAAGTCCAAGATCTAAGAGCTTTCCACCATCGGGCCTAGCGAATTCAGATACTGCTCTACCTATATCTCGAATGGCCATCTTAGACTCCTAAAAATTTTTCTAGGTTTGATCTTTTGGGAAGATAGATAGATGTTCCTGGTTCAAAATCGTAGATAGGATCTTTGATCACACTCATATTACGTTGTACAAATACCCACCATAATTTAGGATTGCCATATAGATCATAAGCTAGCAGGTCCGGTCTGTGCTTGTATTGATTTTCAATTACATATCTAAAATCATCTGATTCTGCAGGCACTGGTCTAATTTCTAAAAGTTCTAGATAAAGATTATTTTGTTGTGTTGTTGTCCAGGGACTTGATTTAGTGTATGCTGCCATATTAGATATATCCTACGCTGTCTGCGGCTTTACCTCTTGAATAGTCTTGCAGGCTGAATTTTCTTAATCGTCTTCTGTTGTATACTGGTGATACTGTTACTGATATTGTACTAAGCACCGGAACCCATGTGTTGGTACCAAATGTATTACATTTTATATAGTTAACATCATCTTTGAGGTCCACAGAGAAGGATTTAATCACTACCGGTATCTTATCAAATATGCTGGACCCGTAGCCTGACAGGTTGCAGATAATTGGAGGGTTACCTGCATTTTCTCCTTGACCGAAAAACATTTTAGTAGCGGTCTTGAAGAACGTAGTAGCAGCTATCCAATAGGCAGCATCAGTTTCAGTTTCACAACTGAATTCTCCACTGATTTGAATATCTTCCACGACACTATTCTTGTATGCTTGGAACTGATAATTGCTGTGAGTAGCATCTATGGTTTGATAATTTGCCTTTGTTGATACTGTGATATTTGGAGTATAGGGCCAAATCACTCCACCGGTATTTTGTAAAAGTTTAAACAGAGGACTGTTAAACAAGTTCCATTCTGCATTGATTCTCACACGCCAGTCATTTTTAGCATTAGATTGCA